CTGCATCGGGCACCACGAAGAAGATCACCAGCAACCAGATCCTCGGGGCCGGCGGCACCGCCACCCTCGCCTCCGCCACCATCACCGGCGATCTGACGGTGGCGACTGATCGGTTGAAGGTTGTCACCGGAAGCACTGCGGTCCAAATCGGATCGACGACGCAGACTCAGTTCGGAACTACCGCTTGGCCGTCTGACTTGATTTCAAAGGCTAATAGCCGAGTTTTGGTTGGAAATCTCGGAACTGTTTTGCTGTGGAACGAGTCCGCTGCCGCAATTGGAAATGCTTCCAATCTTTACATCGGAGCAAAGTCGGGTGCGGGTGCCACTACGTTTGGCGGTTCATACATCTCGTCAGGAATTGAAAACGCTTCTGACCGTGCTGGATTCTTTGCGCTTTCGACTTTCCAATCCAATGGAATCGACCGCGAACGGTATCGGATAGATTCGACTGGTGTTCATACTTGGCAATACGTCGGCGGAGTCGCTGGCACCGCCATGACCTTGAACTCCACGGGGCTGGGCGTGGGGGTGAGTCCTTCGTACAAGTTGGACGTTTCTGGCGACTTGGCGGTAAACGGAAACGAAAATTACGTCTACCTGTTCTCGAATTATAATGTCGGGAGCAACGCTCGCGTTCGCTTCCGTGCTGTTGGTGCTGGTGGTGGTTCTGGTTACGGCGGCGACTTCCGCATCTCAACCCGTGCCACGAACAACGCTTGGAATACGGATGTTTTGGTTGTTGATAGCAGTGGGAATTTAATACTGCTTCCTTCCTCCACTCCTCCGTCGCTTGCTACCAATGGTCAGCTTACAGTCAACGCTACCAGCAACACCAACCTTCGATTCAGCTATCGCGGATCAGATGGTGTCACCCGTGTCGCCAACCTGACCCTCGCTTAATCTACCATGACCACCATCTCTTGGATCATCGAACGCCTTCTCGTTAAGCCGACCGAAGGCAGTCTCACGGACGTTGTGATTACCGCCGACTGGCGATGCAACGGCACCGATGGAACCTACAGCGGAACCTGCTACGGCAGCGCGTCGTTCGCTCCGCCGACCGGCAACTTCACTCCGTATCCTGATCTGACCGAGCAGCAGGTGCTTGAGTGGTGCTTCGCCAACGGCGTGGACAAGGTGGCCATCGAAGCCAACGTCTCCGCTCAGATTGCTGACCAGATCAACCCTCCGGTGATTGCTCCGCCGCTGCCGTGGTTGCCGCCGGTTCCTCCGCCCCAGCCCGAGATGATCGTGCCTCCGATGCTGCCTCAGGTTGAGCCGGTTTTGGTTGCGGATCAGCCCGTCGTTTCCGACACTGCGGCCTGACATGGAAATCACGATCAAACTCACTCAGGAGCAGGCCAATAGCTTGCTCCAGCTCATCGACGTTGCTGTGAAGGCCGGTGGTGTGGCCAACGCCCGTGCCGCCCTCCCGCTCGTCGATCTGATCCTCAACGCTGCACAAGCCAAGCCCGAATGAAAAATTGGAAGACAACCGCCGGCGGCGTGGCCGTGCTGCTCGCCGCTCTCTCCGTCGCCATCAAGCAGGCCATCGCCGGTGACATGGGCGGTGCCATCGCCGCCGCTGTCGGCGGTGCCGGTGCCATGTTCACCGCGCTCAAGGCCCAGGACGCCCAGCCCGAGGACAAGGCCAAATGAAGGACCAGCTACGCGATCTCGGTATCAACATCGGGCTTATCGTAGCTGGTTTCGCAGGGAGCCTCATGACCGTCAAGAAAGACGGACATAAGGACTGGTTCACCACCATCACCTCCCTCATGGCCGGCACTCTGTCGGCCAATTATCTCACGCCGGTGGTCATAGACCTCCTATCCATCGGAAACTCCAACACCCAGTACGCCGCGGCATTCGTCCTCGGATTCCTTGGCCTGCACGGTGTCGAGTACGTCATCAATAGGTTCTGGCCCAAGGGATGAACCCACTGACCATCGTCAATGCCATCGCCAGCGGAATCCTCACCGCTGGCGTTTCTGCTTTCATGATTATGCTCTACCGCTCCGATGGAGTGGTCAGACGCTGGCCAATGACAGGAAGCCTACTGCTCCGAGTCTCACTCTCATTCACAGCCTCCGGAGCACTGTTCAACTGCCTCACTCTGTCCACTCCTCCAACCAGCGAGATCATCCTCAACTGCGGACTCGCCGGTGTCTTCGCTTGGGCCACCATCTTCCACGCTAAACTCCTCAAACATGGATCCAATCCTCAGCATCGCTCAGGGCGTGATGAACGCGACTCTGAACAAGATCGTTGATCAGAAAGACCAAACCCTTGAAGACGGACAGAAAGACAATCGCCTGCGCGACGATCTCCTTGCTCGCGCTGATGCCGCTGGGTTGCACCCCAACAAGAGTGGTGATGGTCCCGCCAGGACAACCCGTCAGACTGGCTGAATCAGTCAAAGCCCATGTGTGGGCTAAAGATGCCAGCGGTAACACCGTGAAAAGCCGAAACCGCGTGACAATCCACGAGGGTTGGTACGCACTACCTCCAAGAGAATAGTATGGGAACCCCACTCACAGGCAGTACCGTCGCCAGCACTTACACTGGCCTGCTGAAGACGACCGATAACGCCACGCTCACTGCTAGTCTGAAGGCTCTTAGCGACGGCTCCGGAAACGATTCCGCGCTTCAAGTCTCCACGGTTGCGTCCAACATCAACGGCGATTTCAGCGTCGCCACGAGCAAGTTCACCGTCGCTTCCGCCAGCGGCAACACGGCTGTGGCCGGTACCCTTGCTGTCACCGGTGCCACCTCGCTCAGCTCGCTCATTACCAGCGGCAATGCCACGATCGGTGGAACGCTCGGGATCACCGGTGGCCTCACGATCCCCGGCACTCTATCCGTGACGGGCGCTTCCACGCTCACCGGAGCAGTCGGCATGGGCAGCACCCTCAATGTCACGGGACTCTCCACATTGGCCAGCCTTGGTGTCACCGGAGCTGCTACAGTCGGAACCACGCTGGGTGTTACCGGACTCTCTACGCTCGGAAGCCTCGCGGTCACCGGTGCCTCCACGCTGGACAGTCTCGCGGTTACCAATGCGGCTACGATCGGCACCACGCTCGGTGTGACCGGCTTGTCCACCCTGGCGAGCCTGTCGGTGACGGGCGCTGCTACCGTGGGATCTACGCTCGGTGTCACCGGGAATACCACGCTCACCGGAGACCTCGCGGCCAACGGCAACACCACGCTGGGTAATGCCGGCATCGACACGCTGACTCTCAACTCGGACAACATCACCGCTCCGAATCTTTCGACCGTCACGGTTGATCTGGCCAACGATAAAGTGCTGATCACCGATGCGAACGATTCCAGCAAGGTGAAGCTCGTGACCGTTGGGTCGATCGGGATCAATTCATCCAACGCCCCACAGTGCGTTCAACAGGTTGCCGATGATCGATACAACTACACTGGATCGCTCACTGGTCCGGGAACTGAGATCACATCTGTAACAAGGTCAATCACGCCTCGGTCTACTTCGTCCAAGATTCTGGTCAGCATCGTCCTGAATTACTCGACACTGGTTAACGCCTCTCAATTCGTATTGTTCCGTGTAACCAGAAACGGAACCGAGATCGGCACTTCGATTGGCACAGGCCAGAAAGGTATTGCTTCAGGAAGCTACGAAGACGGTGAGGTCAATGCGATCAACAACACGAAGATCGAGTTCCTCGATTCCCCGTCATCGTCCACTTCAACAACGTACAAGGTTCACATCTTCACTCCGCTGTCGGTCACGAACCTGTACCTGAACTACGCGATAAACGGTGGATCTAGCTTCACAACGATCTCCGCCATGACGCTCCAAGAGTTCTTCGCATGAAACCCTCCGAAGTAGCCCAAGCGGCCTGCGACAAGCTCTCGTTCACGGACTCGGCCACGCTCGCGTTAGCCAAGAAGTTCTGCATTCGTCGCTACTCGATGATCTGGGACTCGTGCCTCTGGAACGATACCCTCGGAGTCGTCTCCACCCCGGTCACCAACGGCCAAGAACTCGTCACCATCTCGCAGTACGTCACCGCGATGTACGCCTCCGGGACCGGTTACAACATGTTCCTCGACTTCCCGGTAGCCTCACGCTTCACCATCAGCGGTGAGAGCGATGGCATTGAAGTCCCCGCCGCCGAATGGGTCTCGTTCTTCCAGCTCGATCCCAACACCTGGAACAACGTCGATAGCCGCAAGTCTACCCCCGGCAACTTCGTTAACTGGACTCGCGTCCTCGGAGTCTCATACGGCGAGGCCGGTGTTCCTCAGATCAAGCTCATTCCGACTCCGAACACCGACGGCACCCTGTTCATCTTGGGCAAGAAACAGTCCCAGATGCGCCAGTTCGGCGAAGCGACAACCATCTCGAACGATACCAACTTCGAGCTGCGCGGCGTCGAGAATGCACTGATGGCCTACACCGAAGGAGATCTGCTCGAATACAGCAGGCAGTACGGCAAGGCGCAGGCCAAGTTCCAAGAGGGCGCTGCTCAAGTGAGCATCATGAAGGACATGGAGCGTGGCCAGCAGCAGCAGATCAGCCGCATCATCCCGGATAGCCTCTACGACTACACGTTCCAGGACATCCTCTAATGCCTTTCCAATCCTCAGACGCGCTCGATGACCAGTTGCTTCTGGATGGAAGCAACGGCTTTTCCACCGGGGTCATCTCTGCCACTCGTCCCGATGCCATTCCTGCCACGAGCATGGAAGAGGCCATCAACATGGACTATGACGACTTCGGCAATCTCGTCACGCGCCTCGGGACCATCTCGCTGACCGGCAACAGCGAATCGCGCAACTGGGAAGACATCATCACCAACTGGGAGTCCACCACTTCCAACTTCGCCAGTAACCTGCCCACCAACTCGCAAGTCTTCTCTGGCTTCTACTTCGATACCGCGGCCTCCGAGCGCCTCGTCATCGCCGTTCTCAATCGGAACACCGGTGCCAAGGATCTCTACTACGGATCACCCGGAGTTTCGTACAACATCATCAGCAGCTCGACGATCAACGACGCGTCACGGTTCGTTTACTTCGCGCAGCTCAACGACAAGCTGTTCTACGCGGACGGCTATAGCGCGCTGCGTTATGTCACGAGCACGAACACCAACTCCGCGATCACTGCCGGCAAGATCAGCCGCATCGATGTGATCAATCAGGGGTCCGGTCACAGCTCGATTCCTACCATCACCATATCGGCTCCGCCCAGCGGTGTCACGGCTACCGCAGAAGCCAGAATCGGTGGGGACGGTGCCGTTCTTTCCATTGTAATCACGAACCCCGGCAGCGGTTACACGACGCCTCCAACGGTTTCCATCTCGCCGGCAAACCAGTCCCACGCGGCAGCATTCGTATCGCTCGCCGCCCCCGCCAAGCCGCTCTATCTCACGACTCACACGAACCGTCTGTGGGCCGTGTCCGCGGATACCACAATCCAGCCCGACACCCTCTACTTCTCGGACATCCTCGATGGCGAGTCATGGGATCCGCTTGGTTCCATCCGTGTCGGTGGCGATGGCGATCCGATCCGCGGGCTCTACTCGTGGTTCGGCTACAAGCTCCTCGTCTTCAAGGAACGCTCTATCTGGAGCGTGGATGCCGATCCTACGCAGGATCCCGCCGATTGGGTCATCACACTCGTCTCGGGCAACATCGGATGCTCATCGCACCGCTCAATCACCGCTGTCGGTGCCGATGTCTTCTTCCTGTCCCGCGACGGCATCCGATCGATGGCCCAGATCCAAGCGGGCACCCAGACCAGCGTCGGCCTCGCGCTCAGCAGCCCGATCAACGACCTGATCAGCCGCATCGACAAGACCAAGCTGGAATATTGCGACGGCGTGTTCTGGAACAACCGCTACCTGTTGGCCGTTCCGTTCGTCACCGCTGGCCCGTTCTCCATCGGACTGGAGAGCGAGGAGGCGCTCCTGCTCGAATCGGGTTCGTCGATCGAACTCGAAGGAACCTTCAACCAGAACAACGCGGTCATCGTCTACCACTCACTGGCCCGTTCGTGGCTCGGTTACTGGGACAACTGGCAGGTCAACGACTTCATCCCAACCGCCTTCTCGAACTTCGGCCCTGTGCTCATGTTCGCCGGCGACATCATCTCGCTTAGTGAAGGTGCGGGCCAAGTCTGGTCGTTCAACGACTACCTGCCCAACACCCGCCTGAGCCCCGTGCAGCAGTCAGCCTACCTCGATGGCGGTAGCGCGTATCAGTCATCTGTCACAACTAAGGCGTACAACCTAGGAGAACCGATCCCGGACAAGATCGGCTACAGCATCCAGATCGCGCTCGATAATCCGTATGCTTCGAGCATCGGTGCTTCGCTCTCGTACGCCACGAACATGAGCGGGGCGTTCACTTCGATCGATCCTGCGATCAGCATCCCGAGCACCCAGAAGTTCCTGGCGGCTTACAACCTCATCAGCCGAGGGCGTTGGAACAACATCCAGTTCAAGATCAACACGACCAGCGGAAGCCGCATGAGCCTCCAGTCCACGATCCTGTCCGGATTCGTCGATTCCATTCGTCCCCAGCAATGACCCCGCATCCCACAATCCTAGCCGCGGCCAAGCTGCTGAAGGAGAAGTGGCCCACTTGTTCCACGTGGAACGATGACCAGATCCTCAACTGGATCGGCATTTTCAACGCCAAACGCCAAATCGGTATCGTTCAAGACGAGAATGGAGAGTGCTGCGGTGTGGGGGCTGTGCGGTTCCTAAGCTCCGCGGAGGATGCGGAGGATATCTACGCAGACGATCCCAATGGTCACATCGCGTGGATTGAGGTCGTTGCGACCACCAAGCCAATGGCCGTGCAGACGCTTTGGATGGGCATGCAGGCCATGTGCTCTGATCGCGTGACCAAGCTGGGCGGAATCCGCAAAGGCGTTTCCCGTTTGTACGATTTCGACAGGTACTTCAAACTTCTGATGAACAACAGGATTTGCTATGGGCGGAACATATAGGGCACCAGACATGGCGGCGGCTAACCGGGAAGCCGTTTACGCTCAAGCACAGACTTTCCCAATCCTCCGCCAGATCGAAGCGGCATCGAGGACCGGCGGCAAAGGCACGTACCCTGTCTATGATGCCAGCGGCAAGGTCATAGGCGAGCGTCCGTATGACTTCAGTGGCATTTCGGACATCGACATCACTCGGGAAACCGCACGCGCTCTTGCTTCACTTGCTCCTGAACAGACCAAGCAGCAGCTTGATTTGGCCAAGGAGTACGGCACTCAGTTCGCTGAACAACGCCGTGCGGAGCTTCAAGCTGTCGATCCGACGCGTTACGGACTGTACGAGAGCTTCCTGAGAGATATCGGCCAAAGCCCGATCTCGCAGACTTCTCCCACCGCCCCCACCTACGAGCGCGTGGGGATGCCTACTGGCCCGCAGGATACCGGCTACGCTCAGTCCATCCGCAGCGACCTCGAACGCCAAATCGGAGCCGGTCTCGCTCAGGCTGGCACTCTCGATCCAGCGATGATCCGCGCTGCCGAGCAAGCCGCTCGCGCCCGTGGAACCGCCACCGGAAACATCCTCGGCAACCTCTCCGCTTTCCGCGAGGCCCGCGCCGTCAACGAGGCGATTGCCAATGCGGATGTTCAGCGTCGCCAACAGGCTCTTGGCCTTCTCCAGAGCGGCCAGACCACGAGCGATGTCGCCAATCGTCAGGCTCAGGAGGCGTTCAACAACATCCTCGCGGCCACCGGTCAGCGGAACACCGCGATGCAGCAGAGCTTTGCGGGCCAGATGGCCGCGCAGCAGCAGCAGCAGGCCGGTCGCCAGCAAAACATCGCCAACATCCAGTCCGCCCTGGGACTCCAGCCGATCGTCTCGCAAGCCGCTCAGCTCGGAGGTCTTCAGCAGGGCGCTTCTCCGTTCGCTGCTCCCCAGCTCATGCAGGGCATGCAGCAGGCGGGTCCGGGTCAGTTGCTCCAGACTGGTTCGAGCTTTGCACTCCAGAACGCTCAGAATGCGTTCCAAGCCTCGCAGGCCAATTCCCCTCTGGCCATTGCTCAGGGCGTCACCAGCAGCATCGGAAACCTTGGTCAGGCGTTCAGCGGATTCGGACTGGGCTGCTACGTGGCCCGCGAGTGCATCCCCGATCAGTGGGAGGCGTTCTACTTCTGGAAGGAACTTGTCGGTCCCAAGTGGTTCAAGAGCTTCTACGACAGCAATGCCGAGAAGTTCGCCAAGTGGCTCAAGGACAAGCCGAAGACCAAGAAGCTCGTGGCCAACTGGATGCTCGGTCGGATCAAGAGCCTCATCCCGAAAGCCTGATCAATGGCAACCGATACAGGATCCAACTACTGGTTGATCGGAGGAGGAGAAACACCTGCGCCTCCGACCACTCTGCCTCCAGAGATTGCGGCGCTGTTCGGTCCTGTGACTCGATCCGGGTACGCAGAAGCTCCGGTCGATCCGCTGAGCTATTACTCACCAGAGCCTCAAGTTGAGGCATCGACTTACACTCCCGGTGCTCCAACTCGTTGGACTGATGTTTATCGGCCAACCACGGACGTTCAGACTGCTCCGGTCACGCCCGACCTGAGTAGCGTGGATACCTTCAATCCGCTGCCGCAGGAGCCCGTCACGCCTGCGGAACCGGAGCCCGCTGCTCCTCCTACCGCTTACGAGCAGGTTGCCTCGGAGGAGCCCGAGGTCAGCGTCCTTCCCGATTGGATCAAGGAATACTACGTCAAGTACGGGACGATGCCTCCGTACACTCCTGGAACTCGGGGTGATTCATACATCCGCGAAGACGGCGCGATCGTCACTCCTGGTGGAGAAAGCTCTTTTATACCCCAAGGACCGGCTCCGACCATTACGCTTCCTCCTGAGACTGTAGAAAGCACTCCTGCTCCTCAGACTCAGCAGCCCGTGTTCGAGGAGCGCGTCACCGTCACGCGGCCTCCGACCACCGAGTTCCAATTCCAAGAGCCTGCGCCCGCTCGCAACCCAATCGTCCTCCCCGGCACCTCGATACTCAGCAGGCCAGTCATCACGACCCCGCTGCCCGATCTTCCGGTCAACCCCGTGCTGACCCGCAACATGGAGACCATGCCGGGCCGGTACTTCCGCGATATCAACTACGATCCCGAGGAGATCCTCGCCGCGGCGATGCGAAGCATGGGCGGTCGCATGGCCCGCCGGTCCATCCTCAACGAACAGAGCTAACGATATATGGCTACACCCGAAGAAATCAGAAAGAAACTTGAGACTCAGGCTACGCAGCGTGTGAATCCGCTGCTCAAGGGCCTGACCATGCTGACCGGCGGTCTGGCCGGCGAGTTCACGGGTACCAATGAGCAGATCCGCCAGCGCAATTTGGCAAAGCGGGCTTTGATGGAAGAGGATCTCGCTGCGTTGCAGGAGCAGCGGTTGAACGAGCGCATGAAGGCGCAGCGCGGTCAGATGCTTGAGGATGAACTCAAGAGGATTGCTGCTCAGGACGAAGCCATTACCCGCCGTCAAAGAGAAGGCGAAACTGTTGCTCGTGAGGCGAAACGGCCTGCAATGGTTGGGTATCTCAGGACTCGTCCCGACTATCAAGCCGGTGGACCTATGGCCATGCCGATTCCTGCTTTGGAGTCGATGGACACGCTGGAGGAAAGCGTTGCCATGGAGAAGGCTCGCCAGGATCAGGAGGAAGAGGCTCGCAAGATCAAGAGCGGTTACACCCAGTTGAATGTTCCGGGTTTCGGAACGATCGGAGGAACCCCTGATCAGATCTCCGCGATGGCTGAGAAGTATCCGCAGGTCAAAGAGTTCATGTCTGCACAGCGGCAACCTGAACCCAAGTTCAACGTGAACTGGGCAATGGACGAACTGTCTGGCCAACCTGTTCCAAGGATTTCATTCAAACCCGGCACTCCTCTTCAAGAGCAACGCAAGATTGTTGCCGAGCTGTACGGTCAAGGTGGAGAGACGAATCCATTTGGAAATCCTCCAGCTCCAGGAGCACCGTCTGCAAAGAAAGAAGAGGAGCCCACCAGCATCCCGGGCTACAACGTGCGAGTGAAGCGATAACCCTATGCCAATCTACGAGGTCACTCAGGAAGAGACGGGAATCACTCTTGAGCTTGAAGGTGAGCGGCCTCCGAAGAAGGAGGATATCGATCGCGCCTTTGCTTTTGCGGGCGCTCAGAAGTACGCTAACGCGCCTGTTTATGGCGTTGGCGGTTCAGTCCTCCAAGCTCCTCCGAGTCTTTTAGAGCAGGCCAAAGCTGTCGCTCCTTCGTTCGCTCGTGTTGCCGCTCCTTTGGCGTTCGGAACTCCGATGCCACAGGATGTAGCCACAATCGGTCGCACGTTGCAGAAGGTCACCGGACAAGAGCCAAAGCCTGAAATGCTTGATGCAGCCTCTCGAATCGATCGAGAAGGCATGATGGCGTTACTGTCTGCTTCTCCAGAAAAGCGGGAGCTTGGCGCTCGACTCGGCAGTCAGTTGGCCGACATAGCTAGGATCGTCAGTCCTGGCGTTGCGGCTATCCCTCAATCTGCCACACGCGCTGGAGGTGAAGTCGCCGGTCAGGTCGCTGCCGACCTGCTCTCACCGATGAACCTCATGACACTCGGAATCGGTGGAGCAGCACGTGGTGCTGCGGCAATTCCAGAGGTTGTTGAAGGAGTTTCTCGCGCTGGAGCAATCTCCGATATCCGTAGAGCCGCAGAAGCCGCTAGAGCTTCTCAGATCCTTGAGGAAGGCATTCCTGCTGCGCTCGCACCCGAAGTCACTCGCGGAGCCATTGGATCTACTGGAACAGCGCTTGAGACACTGGCCGACCCCAACGTCAGCCCAGAAGAGAAGCTCAAGACTTCGCTCGAAGCCGCTGTCAGCACATTGTTCGCGGCAGGACTTGGCGCTCAAGTTGGACGCACATTCGGATTCAAACGCGGTGTCACTCAGGCTGAAGTGCTCGAAGGCATAGCTTCGCGCAAGCAGACCATTGGAGAAGCCATTAACAAAGTGAGCGGACTCATCGATGAGATGGACCGTCTCGTTGAGCCTCCGACTCTTGAAAGAATCAGAGAGGGATTCACCGAACTTCGTCAGCAACTGAATCCTGACGAACCGTTTGTTTATCGACCCGAGACCATTGGAGAAGGCCCTCGCGCTCAGGTTGAAGGTGGAATGCTTCCTCCGCGTGAAGTGGTTGAACCAGAGGTACCTTCCACGCTTCGCACGCGGGACGAAATCTTGCAGGCCAGTCTTCGTGCTCGGGACGAGAGAATCGCCGCAGAACAGCAGCGGGCTTTGGAACGCGAAGCCGCTGGCGCTGGAACACCTCTTCGTACTGCCGATGAAGCTCAGGCCGAAATGGCTGCTCGCCGTCAACGTGTTCGTGAACAAGCCGCTTTGATCCGAGAAGGGCTTCGTCGCGAGCTGACCCCTGAGGAAGTGATGATTGAGCAGGAGGCTCAACCGCGTCTTTCTGCCCGTCAGATTGCCGAAGAGCTTCGCCGACAGATTGAGCCTCGCATCGAAGCACCTGAGGTTCTCACTGAACCCAGACCCGCTCGTGAAGGTGGCCTACTTCCTCAACGAGAGCCTATCGTTGAAGAGTCTGTTCGAGAAGGCATTCCGCTTCGCAGCGCCGAGGACATCATGGCTGAACGGCTTCGCGCCCGCGATGAGCGTGTGGCCGCTGAACAGCAGAGGATTGCAGCAGAACAGGCTCGCGTTCCTCTTGAAACCGTAAACGAAAAGCTGTCTCGAGCACTTGAGGTTAGGGACAAGGCGCTCGAAGAGACTCAAGGCAAGTTCCGCCAGAAGGCTGAAACCGTTGCTCAGAGGCTCGAAGGACTCCGTGCTGAAGTCGAACCCGGTGTTGGTGCGAACCCGTTCCCTCAACTGATGGGCGCGGCTTGGAACGGTGCGCTTTCGGTCGCCCAAGCTGTGATCCGCGCAGGAGGAACCGTGGCCGACGGTGTTGCCGCGGGAATCCGCTACGCCAAGCAGAACTTCCGCGAGTCGTTTGATGAGAATGAGTTCTCGAATCAACTCACGCGCACGATTCAAACTCCTGCTGAGATCAAAGCTCCACCGGTCATGGAGCCTCGCCGATTCGCTGAGCGCGTTGCTGCTGCTCCTGGCGTTCCGCCTGTCATTCGTGAAGCTGTAGCAGCTTCTCCAGAGGCTGTGTATAGGCAGCAGAATGTTGCCACTGAAGTGGCCGATGCGGCCACCAAGACGGATCGGCAGTTGGCCGCAGACATCATCGATCCGGAATCCAACACTCGGGTGATCTCCGGGATGGAGCAGTTCAATCGTCAGATCTCCAGTGGCGACATGGAGGGCGCTACCAAAACCGCGCTGTCGCTTTCAAAGAGCGGTACTACTTGGGGTCAGCTCATCAACCAATTCAAGCTACTCAAGTCGGCCAGCCGTGAGGGCGTGATCCAGCTCGTCACAAAGTCGCTTGAACAGAATAAGCGGAAGCCGATGACTCCGAAGCAGGTCGATCAACTCGGCACTGCGATGGATCAGTTCAAGATCGCTCAGGATGCTGCGACCGCTGCTCGTGTTGAAGGCCGTGGTGCTTTCGAGTCTAACAACCCCGCGGAAATCCAGAGTGCCATCGATCGAATCAACGCTGCTGACACGCTTCGCATGGAAGCGGATGTGGCGCTGAACGAGACGATCGCCAGGATCAATCCTTCGTCCGCCGGTGATCTCTTCGTGTCGCTCGTTCAGGGATCGGTCATGGCCCCGATCTCCATCGTTCGCAACGTGGTCGGAAATGCCATCAACCTGCCGCTCCGTGAGACTGCCGACCTTACCTCGTCGCTCATCGACATGGCGCTGTTTGGAAGTAAGAACAACGCTTACAACGTCAGGTCGAGAGTTCTGAATCGAATCAAGGCGTTTGGGGAATCGCTACCTGCGGCTCAAAGAACTTTGCTCAAGGGTTCCAACGCCAACCCGTACGAACTTGGAACCGACATCGGCAATCCTCTCAACTTCCAGCGGGCGTGGAAGAATCTGTACGAAGCCATGTCCGGTGAGTACCGAGGCAACGTGGCCCGCAATATCGTCGAAGCCACGGTCGGCGTGATGCCTGATATCATGCTTCGACTGACTCAGGCGACCGATATCCCGTTCAAGCAGGCCAACCGTGCGGCGATCGTTTCTGAGTTGGGGCGCATGCGGGGTCTCACCGAAGGTCAGATCAAGCTGGCGCTCAAGGATCCTGAGCTTGCACTGATCTCTGATCAGGCTCGTGCCAATGGGCGCAAGGGATTCACCGCGGATGACATCAACACGATCGAAACCGAGGCCGCTCGGTCGGTGTTCCAGCAGGACAATTCCGCTACACGCATGGTGGCCGGCATTAACCGGTTCATCAAACAGGAGACTGGCTCTCTCGGATACGTTCCGTACCGCCTGATCTCGCTCTTCCAGAAGACGCCGATCAACGTCGCCGCAGAAGCATTGCAGTTCACGCCAGCAGGCGTTCTCAGGAACTGGAGCAAGATGAGTGTGCGCGACCGCGAGCAGGCTGTTGGCCGACTCATCGTCGGAAGCATGGTCATGGGGGCGTTCTCCTACCTGTACGACAAGGGAATCGTCACGCCGAACCTCGACACTCCTGGCGAGACCAACAAGGCCCGCGAGCTGGCCAAGTCTGGCGGCGTCATGCCTCCCGGAACTCTCAACGTGTCAGCCATCCGACGCCTCGCCGCGGGTCAGGATCCTAGCTTCCAGCCGGGTGATACGGTCAAAGACCTATCAGCCCTCGGAACCATGGGCGCTCTCGGCATCATCGTCGGATCCTCGAAGCGTATCGCAGAGCGTTCACGCACCGATGAGCCCGACTTCTTCGCAATCGGAAAGGGATCCGCTCTATCTGGAATCAACTTCGTGATGGAGCAGCAGTTCCTCAAGGGAACGAGCGACCTGATCAAGCTCATGTCCGAAGAATCTGGCGCTTCGCTTGAGCGGTTCGTGAAGAATCTGGCGGTCACCGCTGCGTCGCCCATCGCTCCTTCGACTCTTGGTTCTATCCGCCGCGCTGAACGCGAGTACCTGCCCGTCACGGGCGGGGAAGGCATCATCAAGGACACGGTGAATGAGCTGAACCAGCGGTTCGCGGCCCTTGGGTTGGCCATCCCTGGCACCAAGGATCCGAATGCGATGCCGGTGCGCCGTGATCTGTGGGGAGAAGCGGTTGAACAGACGCCGAAGGGTAACAACCCGTGGGTGTACCAGTTCCTTTCGTTCGCCAAGAACCGCGAGATCGATGCCGACCCGCTGAACGCCTCGATTTACCGCGTGTGGCGCAGGACTGCGGACAACAAGGCGCTGCCGTCAGTGCCGAATCCGCAGCTCACCTACAAGAACCAAACGTTCGAGCGGATGACGCCTGATCAGTACGACCGATACGCTCAACTCGTCGGGTTTTACCGCAGGAAGTTCTCCGAGAGAGCGTTCATGAGCGGTGCTTACCAGCAGCGCGGTGATGAAGCTCGAATCAAGCTGCTGTCCGAGGCTTACGACAACGGACTCAAGCTCGGAAAGCTCAGATTCCTCAAGGAATTGCGAGAATCTGGCCAGACTTTGACGCCCGTCGCTCCTCGCCGAGGCTTCGAGGAATAATTTCCGCAAGAAATAGTTTGCAACACTCGGCAACACGGGGTAACTTCTTCCCCGTGAGCGTAAAACTACTCTCTATCAAGGAGATCGCACAGACGCTCGGGACTCATCCCGAGACCGTGCGTCGCTGGATCAGGGATGGTCGGCTTCCAGCCATGAAGGCAACGAAGCGCACGATCCGTGTTCGCTCCGACGTCATCGAGCAACTACTCCGAAACAACAGCAAATGAACGCAATCGCAACGACAACGCAACAGGCTGATCCATCCGCTGAGATGTACAGCAAGATCGCAGACCCCATCACCGCCATTGAGAAGATGGGCGAGTGGATAGCTTCCAGCGGCATGCTGGGATGCACCAAGGTCGAACAGGGTAAGCTCATCGCGTGGCAATGCGCCGCCGAGAAGAAGACTCCGTTCGATTTCAAGCGCGAGTACCACATCATCAACGGCTCTCTCTCCATGAGGAGCGACGCCATGCTGGCCGGCTATCGCGCTCGCGGTGGCAAGGTGCTGTGGAAGCAGTTCGACCAAAAGGCCGCGATCGCGGTCTGGACCTACGATGGTAACCAATGCGAGATCGGGTTCTCAGTCGAGGACGCAAAACTCGCTGGTCTCCTGCCCGCCAAGCCGGGTTCCGGGTGGGCCAAGGATCCTGGTGCCATGCTCCGTGCTCGTTGTATCTCCAAGGCAATCCGCATGCTCGCTCCTGAAGTGGTGGCCGGCATCTACACACCGGAAGAGACCGAGGACTTCCAGCCCGCGCCCGCTGAGGTGGCTGTCGCTCCCGCCAAAGCCTTCGACCTCGTGGCCAAGCTCGAAGAACTCTTTGAGTCACGCGAGGAAGATGTGAACGCGCTGCTGCTCAAGGCCGGTCGAATCAATGAAGGCCAGACCTTCCGCGATCTTGATGACACCTTCGCCAGCAAGTACATCAGCAAGCCTGACCTCATCCTGAGCAAGCTGCCTGTCATCGTGACTCCCGAGATCGTGAACGCGGAGGTGCAGCCGTGAAATCATTCAATCAACTGACAGACTCAGAGGTTCTCAACCTCTCCAACGAAGACCTCAACGACTCCATCCGTTTGGAGGCAATCGATCGAGGCATCAAACCTCCAATTACGCTTTCTGAGGCGCTCCGCCGCAGTGAATGGCGTGGATACACCAAGCCAGCGGAAGCCATCAAAGTCTGGACGTTAAAAGTCGGATATCATTCTTCAAACTTTGGATTCTTGGACGAGCAACTTGCCGCCAAGGCACTTGAAGGAATGGTTTGCATTGAGGAAAACAGCTACACACATCCGAAAATCAAAATCACAACAGACATTCCTGAAATTGTCCTAAAGCACGTTGGAATCGAGGCAAGCACTCAGAAGGCGTCAAAGTTCGAGGAGTTTTTTCAGGATGACACTGAGTTCAACAAAGTCCGCGACGAGTGCCTTGAGCGGTACTCCAAGGTCCGTCAGGACGCATACAACACCCGTGTCCGTCAGGAGAAGCGTGCCGAGTACCTGCGTCTTGCCCGTGGGAACGAGGAGATTGCCAAGTCGTTCTGGGCTAAGGTGGAGTCCGGTGAGTGGCCTGTTGCTGACACGAACGGAGGTGCCCAGTGAGCGGAGAACTCATCTGCAACATGCCGGCGGCGATCTACCACGGCACGAAGGCTCTCTCGAAGTCCGGGCTTGATCAGTTCCGCAAGTCGCCCGCCCACTTCCGCGCTTGGCAGGATGGCACGACCAAGAACGAGTCGTCCCCTGCGCTGGAGTTCGGGACTGCCGTCCACATGGCGATCCTTGAGCCTGAGCTGTTCGCCAAGTCCTACGCGGTGTTCACCGGCGATCGCCGCACCAAGGACGGCAAAGCAGCCTACGAGGCGGTTATCGCATCTGGCATGACCCCGCTCAACCAAGAGCAGTGGGACAACATCACCGGAGCCGCAGCCGCGGTTCACGCTCATCCTACCGCCGCTCTGCTTGTCGAAAAAATCCAGACCGAGGTCTCGTGCTTCGACTCGTGGAATGGCGTGAAGGTCAAGGCTCGCATTGACGGTCTCGCCAAGGACTACATCATCGACGTAAAGACCACCCAGGACGCATCGCCAGTGGCCTTCGGGAAGTCATGCGCCCAGTTCCGCTATCACGTGCAGGCCGCGTGGTACCAGCGCATCACCGGGGTGAACCGCTTCATATTCATCGCAGTCGAGAAGGAAGCACCCTATGGCGTGGCATGCTACGAACTCGATGAGCAGGCCATCAGCCTCGGTCACATCATCATCGAGGAGCAGCTCAGAACCTACGTCGAGTGCGAGCAACTCAACTCGTGGCCCTGCTACTCGTCCCATATCCAATCACTCTCGCTGCCCGCGTGGGCGGCTCGTCAGTCCGAATAACAACAACAGCAACAACACACATCCCAACACATGAAATTCAAAGTCGATCGTTCCCAAGCCGAAGTTAAGCCGTTTGCCGGTCCCGGCGAATACACCATCGTCATCCAGTCCGCCAAGGACGAGGGTCTCGACAAGAGCGGTAACAGCGTCGCCACCCTGCGCTACAAGGGTCCGTCCGGTGAGGTCATCAGTGACCGCTTCATCCTCAAGGACACCATGATGTGGCGTCTTCAGGCGTTGATCAGCGCGACCGAGGCCAACATCGATGACGGTGCCGAGTTCGATTTTAGCGTCGGAGGAGCATTCACACGGTTCCTCCAGGGATTCGTTGGACTGTCGATGATCGTCGTCCTAGAAGAGGAGAAGTACACCGACAAGAACGGTGCGGAGCAGACCACCCTGCGTGTTCGTCGGATGAAGAAGGTGCCGAGCGATAACGACACCATCTAACCCACAAACAAAAGCCCCCCGGAGTTTGCAGCCTCCGGGGGGTGACATGAGTCCAAAACAACAAAGCGCAACGACACGCTATGCAGACCC